CAGAAATTATTGAAGAACCAGTTGTGATTGAAGAGGCAACACCAGAGCCAGAAATTGAAACTCCAGCAGTTGAACCGACACCAGAAGTAGCCGATGCTGAAGCAGACAATGATTCCAAACAAAAAAAAGTTGAGGAAAAATAATGCCAACCTTTAGACACGGTAAATCAGTAAATGTTTTTATTGATAAGTATGATTTTAGTACCTATTTTAATGATATGACAGCCACAGCAAGCCAAGACCCCGTTGAAACCAGCGCGTTTGGAAGTTCGGCAAAAACTTACATTGCAGGATTAAAAGATGGCACGATTTCTTTGAGTGGTATGTTTGAAGGAACAGCCACAGGAACAGATGTTTGGTTCGATACCGTAATGGGTTCGACCACAAAACAAAATATTATTGTGACACCAGAAGGTCACGCTTTAGGATATGTCGCAACTGTCGCAAACTCAGACGATACTTCTTATGAGGTTTCAGGCTCAGTTGGCGATCTAGTTAAAACAAGTGCTGAGTTTCAAGCAAGCACGGGCGTTGAAAGTGGCTTGCTTCTTTCTTCAGGCGCTTCGATCTCAGCAACAACAAACGGAACAAGCGTAGATAACACCGCTTCAAGCACAAATGGTGGAGTTGGCTTTTTCTCGCTCCCAGTAAACACGCGAACTGGCACTATTATCGCGGTCATTCAACATTCCTCGGATAACTCCACATTCGCGGATTTGGTTACATTTACAACAGTAAACGCAACCACGCTCACATCAGAACGAGTAGAAGTAGCAAGTGGAACCACAGTAAATAGGTACCTGCGTTTGAAATTAACTTACGCGGCTGGCTCAGGCGCATCTACACCCGTAGTTGCTTTCGTTAGGAGATAAATAATGCCAACATTCAGACACGGTAAAGCGTCAGTATTCAAAGTTGATAACAACGCTGGCTCACTTACCGATATTAGTACAGCACTTACCGATGTTTCATTCCCACAATCAGTAGAAACTGCCGAAACAACCGCTTTTGGAAGTTCCGCAAAGACCTACATCGTAGGTTTAACTGATGGCACACTTTCAATTTCAGGAAATTTCGACAAAACAGTAGATATTCATTTAGCGGCAATCGTCGGTAAAGCCGATTCAGTTTCTTTTGAATACGGTCCTGAAGGAAGCACCGCTACATACGCAAAATACACAGGAGAGCGTTTCTTGACCTCCTATGAAAAGAGCGGTGGAGTCGGAGATGTAGTAAAGTTCAGCGCAGAGTTTCAGATAACTGGCGCGATCACTCTCGGCACTTACGCTTAAACTCCAATTAAATAATCGTGACCAACTTAGTGTCCAAGGAGAAAACAATGGATTTACGCCAAGCAATCTTTAGCGCTGATGATATTACGAAGGAATTGGTAGAAGTTCCCGAATGGGGAGTTACCGTACAACTTCGTTCTATGACTGCGGCAGAACGAGCAGGAATGACCGAGGCGGCATCAACAAAAGGAGATAAAGTAAATATCTCTTTAATGTATGCCCTTTGTGTGATTGCTACTGTTTATGACCCAACAACAGGTTTACCAATTTTTACAGCAAATGATAAGGAAGCAATTTTGTCTAAGTCAGGCGTAGTTATTGAACGCCTAGCAACTAAGGCATTGGGGGCTTCTGGTCTTGCTGACAAGGCGGTAGACGAGGCATCAGCGCGATTTCCTGAAGAATCCTGAGCGTAGATTTCTTTTTGAACTAGCGGAAAAACTTGGAAGAACGGTGGCTGAACTTTTGTATGGAAGTGCCAGCCACCGCCCTCTGAGTTCAAGAGAATTAACCGATTGGGCGGCTCTTTGGAATGTCAGAGCAATAGAACAAGAAGAAGCCCAAAGAAGAAGTAAGAGCCGATAGGAGCGAAATGTCTGAGGCAACAATAGAGGTACGCGCTCGCCTCACCGCCGATCAAGTTGGCTTTCAAAAAGGCATGGAACAAGCCGCACAAGCAACTCAACAATTAGCCAACGCCTCAGCAAAATTACAACGCTCTATGCTCGCCCTAGGCGCGGTTTCGGCAGTTGCTACTGGAGCAATAATCGCTTTTGGAGTTAAATCGTTCAACGCCGCCGCGCGTGTAGATGAATTAGATGTTGCCATGAACGCAGTTGGTAAATCAACTGGTCTTGGGTATCAAGCCTTACAAGATACCGCTCAAGCCGTTAAAGGTATGGGTATTGAAATGGAAGTTGCTCAAAAAGCGGCTCTGACTTTTGCTCAAAATAACTTAAAACTTAGTTACGCATCAGAATTGGCACGGGCGGCTCAAGACCTAGCAGTAATTAGCGGTCAGAACTCGACTGACACTTTCAACCGTTTGACTTATGCTGTTATTACAGGTCGAAGTGAAGTTCTTAAAACAGTAGGTATTCAAAAAAGCGCCGGTCAGATGTATGAGAGTTATGCTAAATCAATTGGCAAATCTGCAAAACAACTAACTTTTCAAGAGAAGCAACAGGCTGTGGCAACTGGGGCATTGGCAGAAGCGGCAAAAGTAGCAGGAACTTATGAAGCGGCAATGAAAACGCCAGGAAAAGTTTTGCGTTCTTTTGCCCGTATTATCAATGAAATCCAAGTTGCTATTGGTAAATCTTTGCTGACAGGATTTGGACCTTTAATTTATTCTGCTTATGAAATGGCAAAAGCATTTTCAAAAGCATTAGAGTCATCAAGGTCTTTTCAAACTGTATTAAAGGCAACAGGAATGGTTTTAGCAAAATTAACTGCACCTTTTGTAAAATTGTTTGAAAACATCACAAAATTCGTGAGTTCATTTGTCTTGGGCGATTTTGCTGATGATATGGTCAAAGCCAATACTGGAATGTCGAAAGTCAAAACTACCGTAAAAGATTTGGCTTCTAACATTGAGTTCATTTTACCGCCAATTGCGGCTCTTTTAGCAGGATTTTCTGCGTTTGCCGGTGCTAAAGTTTTTGCGTTAGTGCCAGGTCTAGGAAGCATTTTGGGAATGTTAAACCCTGTCAAAGTTGGATTTGTAGTTTTGGCTTTAACATCAACTCAAGTGCGTGAAGCCTTAGTCAGATTAGGCGCAGTTATCAAACCCCTTTTAACTCCCTTCGCCGGATTAGCGAAGATATTTACAGGCAGTTTAGGTTATGCAACTGCGATACTTGCTAAAGGCATAGATGGCGTAACTAAAGTTATTTCGACTGCAATTGGTTTTGTTCAAAGGTACTTAAATATTTTCAAAGTAATCGGCACGGTAATTGCTTCCCTTTTAGTAATGTTCTTAGCGGCTAAAGTTGCTTTGCTTATACAAGCGGCATATTTTGATATTGCTTCTCTTGCGGCAACTCGTTTCACTCTTGCTCAAGAATTTTTGAACAAAGTAATGGCTTTGAATCCCATGATGAAGGTCATTTTGTTGCTTATTGCTTTGGTGACTGCCGTTGTTATAGCCTACAAATCGAGCGAATCTTTTGCTGAGGCTTTCAGAAATGCCTTCAATAGTGTTGCTTCCGTTGTGGGTCAAGTCTTAGGATTTGTATTTAGACTTTTTGGAAATTTATTGCTTGGGTTTGGTGAACTGATGTCTACAACAACTTCCTTTGGACAACTTGTAGCCAATGTGTTTCAATTTGTGTACCAAACTATAACTTTTGTTGTTTCTTTTGTACTCAAGGTTTTTGCTTTTCTCATAGATGGTTTTATCGGTTTGATGGAAACGAACATAACCTTCAGGGGAGTAGTTGAGGACACTTTCAATGTAATTGCTCGCATTATTGGAGGAGCAGTCAATTTTATTTCTATTGTGCTTGCCACTTTAATTAAAATAGTTGCCGCTGTTGTTTTTGGTATGAGTCAAATGAAAGACACAATTGTAAGTATCGTAAAGGGGGTTATTGCCGCTTTTCAACTTTTTGGCGAAAAGGTAGGAATAATCTTTGAAGTTATTACTGGGGGAATCAGTAGATTTACAAATTACATAAGAGATAAAATTTCAGCCTTTATAGAAATGCTTATCCGTGCATCTCAACATTTACCTGCCTTTTTAGGTGGTAATCAAATTGAAGAGGCTTTAATAAAATTTAATGTGTCCGTGGAAGGTGCCAGTAAGACGGTCAAAGAGTTTGACGAAACTATGAGCAGGTCAAAGTTAGACAAAATAACCGCAGATACCGAAAAAGCCACAGATGGTTTTTCGCAGTTTGGTTTGACAATAAACAAAGGTTTGCAAAATACCTTAAATTTTACCTCTGGCGTATCTGGTGCATTGAGTAATGTCGCAAACACAATACTTAAAGTAGGTGAAGCCGCCGTAAAATTTACATCGCAAGACTTAGGCAAGGCATTGGGCGATACCTTATTAGCCGGTGCAAAGAAAGCCTCTACTGGTGTTAATTTCTTAATAGATCAGATAGAAAAAATAAAGATGGCGCAAGTTGGAACGCCTCTTGTAGATTTAGTAAGCAAA